CACAAATGAACATCCACGCAAAATCAGTTTTGTCAAAAGTGTTATCTAATGAAGATTGGATACAATTGGTTGATCTAGCTACTATTATCGGCTTTCCTAAGGCCATTGATCGTATTAAAACTGAGAACGATATTTTTGAATGGTTGGTGCACGTTGAAGAGAATGAAATTGATCGGAATTTACTTCGTAAATGTCTCGTTGACGTACTAAATCATACTAATCGCATAGACGAAAATTTTAAATGGAAAAGTTTCGAGGAGTGGACGTTGGCGCGTTTTACTTGGTCAAACGATGGAGCAGCAAAAGCGAGCAAGCTCGAAGTTGATGGTAAGAAGATGCGAACTAAAACTGGTCTGGGTCTTTCCCTACGTGATAAGGAGCTGATGCATTTAACAACTGAAGAGGCAATTAAACAAGAAGGTCTGCATGCTTTTATCAAACCAGATGAGAAGGGGCCTAAGCTAAGATATATCGTGAATGCGCCTGTCGGTTTGTACCTACATCAAAAATACATTATGGAGTATATGCAGACAAGTTTTCAAGCAATTGATCCGAGATTCGGTATCCTACGTGGCGGTGAAGAGAAAGTAAGCAATATACAGACACATCTGCGTAGTGGTGAAAGGCTGATACCTATTGATTTTGAGAAATGGGATCATACTATTGCATCGACTTACTGGGAGTTATTCTTCGATATTTTGGGTGAGTGCGATCCTAGGATCAAAGACAGTGTTATTCTGAATAAGCAGGTTTTTGGTGATATCTCAGTTTTTGACGTCGAGAATGTTTGTGTCGGAAAATGGAAGAAAGGAGTGCCTAGTGGACTTGCATTCACTGCTTTTGCCAATAGTTTATTCAATTTAGCTTCACAATTATATGTTGAAAGATTAGGTGCCGATATACACCCAATATATGCACAAGGAGACGATGGAGTAATAGAGAGTAAACTAAGTTTAGATGCTATTGCGGTTTGGTTTGCAAAACTTGGATTAAAGGTCAATGTAACAAAAAATTGGTATACACGCGGTTTAGTTGAATTCCTGAAGATGTTGATAACGGAAGCTGAGGTGTTTCAGTATCCTGCGAGAGCCTACGCTAGTTTGATTTGGGCGTATCCGGACTTCAGAGATTTAGATGGTTATGGTAAATTGGTTGCCACTGCAGGTATATGGAAAGAATGGTTTGATAGGACAGGTTTGCGTAATGAAATTGAGATGGTCACAGATCTGTGGGCTGCAACAAAAGATAAACTTAATATATCAAAAAGAAGCATAGCACTGTGGTTGCATACACCTGCATTCCTTGGTGGCTTCGGTTTGTTACCGCTTACATTTAGAACACGTTTTAAGGTACTTGCTGAGAATGTAGAACAAAAAACGAAGAATCTAATCTTCAAAAGATATCCAATGACTAAGGTGATCGTCGTTGGATTAAGAACTATTAAGGTGTTAGCGCCTGAGTTCTTTAACACTACTGCCGTTCGTGGGCAATCACTATTTGAAATGGCCGGCGCGACGCCTACCTTTTCCGACTTCATCGAATTCAAGCGCGCTCAGCTTGGGCTCGATAGTAGGTTTGGAAAAGTTAGGACCGGCACAGAACCCTCAACCTGGTTTAGGACCTTCGGTTGGAGTGATATCGCTGTGGCTCAATTATTTGGGCACTTAAGTGCTAATCTACAAGTCAACTTTATGATCGAGTTGTACCTTGGAATCATATCTGGTTTCTATTCGGTACCTCGCGATCTAAGCAATCTGGTTAAATAATAGATTAGCACGTCAGATCAAGTTTTAGTAAGCAACTATGAGTAATTCAAATTTGAATGTTTTAGTTAATGACTTCTTCGTTTCACTTTCGCCTTTAGATCCGGATTATGGTGAAGCTAAATATCTTAGGACTATAAAGGTTTTGGAATTATATACTCATGATTTATACAAATATTTAGCGCATAGAGACCCTACTCAAAATATTCTCGCTTATATTAACGTTTTGAAACTTTGGAATCATGTTAGTGCATATGAGATAAGGAACGACAGTGTTGTCACACTTCCACCTTATCCTTTCGATCCAAATCTTGTAGATCCAACGACTCATCCACCTTTTCCTATTTATTATTATGCCATGATAGAAAGGTACGAAGATAGTCTTAGTGAACTTCTCGAAATCTTAGAAAATCTAGGATTAAAATTCAAACCTGCTGGTTGTTAAAAACAAACTTGCCACACTCAGTAGTGTGCTATCTGCTGACACAATCTGAACATATCTGCTGAAACCTTGCTCCCACTTGGAAGTCAGCTTCAAGTTCAAACAAAGCCGAATCCTGATACGAGCGTCGTGCACTCGGAATCAGGTGAGGAGGAGTACGAGTGTAGGTCTCGTATTATTTTCAAGTTCGTATCCTACTTGCGAACTCTAACATATCAAGATGTTAGATTAAAAAATAGACACTAGTCTTGGAGGATGTGTCTAAAAACAAAAAAGCCCGGGTCTGGTTGAAACCGGGAAAACAAGCAACTGTTAGATGCTAGGCTGCAGAGTGAGATTAGATCCACCCACTACCGACACACAAGTGTAACGTGTGTACCTGTTGTGACCCTTGTACGTGGTCATGTTTCAAACATTCAGACTCTACTGGAGGGGAAATTATGCCTTTGATTAA